TATTTAGACCCAGATGCAGGAGTCTTAAGCACTGGGGGAGGGTATTAATGAAAGCATTAGAAGATTGGGACTTTGATGAAACCACTCAAATAGTAGATGGGTACGATCAGTGTATTGTGGGTAAGGAATATAAAGAGGGTAAAGCAATTTACTCTATTGAATTAATTATTGAGCAGAAGATGATTAAAGATAATTTAAGCATGGAAGAGGCAATCGAGGATTTTGATCACAATATAGGGTGTGCTTATGTTGGAGAAATGACTCCAATCTTTCTTTGGCAGGGAGATTAGTTGTACAAGAAGTTGTACACTTTCGGATTTAGTGAACCTCACTATTTTTTTTAATTATTTTTCTGTAGCTAATATTCGGCTGAGAACCGCATAAACACTGGGTTTTTAAGGTACGGTTAAGGGGTATACCCTTAGCGATTCCTTGACTCATATATAGAAATTTTCGTTTAGGTCTTGCTTTTTGGAATAATTTAAATTATTGTACTAATCATGAACAACAAATTAAAACTTACATCAGACCAAATTTCAGACATTCCATATGTCTTATTTATTAACGATAAAGGTGAAGGATTTACACTCAATCGCCAGTATAAATTACAGTATCCTAACATTGGGGACTGGAATGGTCTTGATCGAACAGTAATTAAAAACCTTTTACCACTCGCTAAAAAAGTTGAGCAGGGTTACCCTCTTCTTGATCACGAAGCTAAACCAGACTGGGTTCATAGAGGAAGAGTAATCGATGCAGGGCATGAGTTTAAGACTTACTGGTTCGATCAGTATAGCGAGAAAGTCCAAAAGGCATATTATGAACCCCAGTTCAATGATGGAGTTACCTATCATTTTGATAAGGTCAGCAACATTACCGAGGAACTAAAGACTCGCAAGGCATCACAACGAGCAGAAATTACCGAGAATCACCGCAAAGAGTTTGGCATAAAAAAACCATTTTTATCTGACGGTTTAATTCGGTTTTATTTGCATGAAGATAAAGATGCAGAACGGGACATATGTAGGCAGTGGAATGATGGATGGTGGACTACTGAAAGATTTACAATGAAGGAATTGGATAGAGTGATCATTGATATTATTAATCACTTGCAGAAAGATAATACTAAGGGTGTTTTTCATATTAGCTTAGAGGGTCAATACTGCACTTGCACTTCGTTTGAGGATGCGGAGGCAGGTAATTATGAACCTTGGGGTGATCACTTCACTGCTAATCGAGTTGTAACAATTGTGGTTAAATAATTTATAGCACAAGGATAGAGGAACAATAATTATGAGCGAACCAACATTAGAACGCATCGAAGATGTAAAACCATCCCTAGAGGATGCACAGGAAAAAGTCGGAGGGTATGTCGAATTGCTTACCCTCTCTAACGGTGAGCAAATGCTTGTCGATGAAGAGGGACTGTTTAAACAGTCACCACAAGTCAATGTCCCTGCAACATTTTTAGCAGGTAGGCAGATAGTCGGTAATGCGATTATTCTTGCAGGGAAAGCGAGGTGGAACTGATGAATATTATAACAGAAATAGAAGTTTGGGGTGGTTTTCATGTACAACATTTTGAAGATAATTATCTTCAAGCATTTCGCATCCAAGCAATAAAAGATGGAGTGTGGGTAAGTCGGTATGTATCCCAAGAAGATGCTCTGGCAATTTGGAGATTACAGAACGGTCAATCGATAATGATGGATGTGCAAATTGGTGGTCAAATTAGATGTGTGCCAAAAAACAACTATGATGCAGGATTGAAAGCATGGAGATCAATTGTAGCAAAACTCCTAGTTCATGCATCTGAGGGTGGAGATGAAGTTTATCCATCTGTTGATGAACTTAGGGGCAGGGCAACTAAACTTTGTCAGTCCATAGATTTTTGGGAAAAAGAATCACAAAGGCATTCTTATAATTCAGCAACAAATCAAATAGTGGAGGATTTATGAATATATCTAAAGAAAACGCAAAAGTACTCTGGGAGTGGAAAGGTGATGAAGAATTTTCCAAGACCAGAGAACGAATATTTAAAGCTAAAAAGACAATTCAGAAACTGGCAAATAAATGCCAATCTGGAAAGGGTGATACCCTAAAACAATTGGAAGCAATTAATATTCTTAGCGGAGATTTGGTGATACAAATCAAATACCTAAAGGAAATCAGAGGTATAAAAGACATCGCAACTTTATGACACAGGATATTTTTATTTAGTGCTTGCTTTATATAATAATTAATATTATTGTCTTAATCATGAACGACAGAGAAACTTACTTACGCAAGGCAACAGAAAGGTTGTCCAAATCATTATTCACGAAAAACGGTCAAACCGTTCCTGCTGATGTTAGAGTATCATGCTCTTTGCCAAGCAAAGGTGCATTCACTCAACGCAAACGCAGGATTGGCGAGTGCTATTCAAGGTCATGCTCAACAGCAGGAGTTAACGAAATATTCGTTAGTCCAACAGTTGATGATTCTATCAAAGTGCTTGGCATATTGATTCACGAATTATGTCATGCAATTGACGATTGTCAGTCTGGTCATGGTAAAGCATTTACTGATATTGCTCGTGCAGTCGGACTTGAGGGTAAACCTACCGAGTGTACGGCAGTAGAAGGCACACAACTTTTCGCTTTACTTGAAAAGTATGTAAAGCGATACGGTGACTATCCTCACAAGAAAATCGACATTTCCAGTGGTCATAAAAAGCAAACCACTCGTCAGATTAAAATCGAATGTGAGTGCGGATTTAAGGTTCGTGCCTCTCGTAAAGTTATCGATGAAATCGATCACGAACACTTTCAATGTTGGTCATGCGGATCAACAGAACTAACCATCAATTAATATGAACCCAGACACAATCCTAGCAATTGCGTTCGCATCAGAGGTGATTTTTCTCCTCTGGTGTGTTCGCTCAGAACTATTATGATCGAAACAAATCACAGTCTTAAAGACGAAGAAAATTACATTGAGTACCGCAGACAAGCGGAGAAAGAAATTAACGCAAAGCTTCCAGAAGATTCCCAAGTAGAGGAAAAATCACTGGCAGATATCATAATTGAGTTGAAGGCAACGGCACAATATTTGAAGGATTTAATTAATGAGTGAGGATGACTTAATAGAAGAGGTAGCAGGACGATTTTTGGATATACTGGGCTTGCCCATATCGGCATCTGGTGAGCAAACTGAAGATGCCCTAGTTCATCACGCAATGGAAGGTAAGCTAATTTATATAAATTGTAATACAAAAGTAATTTGTAGCTTGCCTAATCCAATAATTAAAACCAAGATTAACTCCAATGAGCGAATCTAAAAAAATTGAAGATGAAGGCAGGTGGGGTGGAAAGCGAAGCAATCAATCTGGTAGACCAAAAATGCCAGAGGAGTTTAAAAGAACTCAACTGACCACAACAATTGCACAAGAAACAAAGCACTGGTTATTAAGTCAACCAGAAGGTGTGGGCAGAACCATCGACATGATGGTTGTCAAGGCTAAATCACAGAAATAATTTGACTCCTTTTTCTTCTGTTACTCCCCTTGGGGAATGGCAGGAGATGAACCGAAAAAAGCCTTATTGAGGCGAGGAGAGGTTATGGAGTGGTTGGGTTTAGCCGATCACGAAATGACTGCATGGGTCAAAGAGGGTGTTATAATCCCTAGATATTTGCGGAAGGGTGCGAGGGCATTTTTCGTCCGCAAAGATATTGAAAAATTATTGGAGAGTGGGGTTCAAGCATGAACCAGTACGACTCCGATAAAAATAAGGTATCTAATGAACCAGATATTGATGCCTTGCAGTCTGAGCTTTCTGACATCTTGGAGGATGCAGGTAGGAATCTTCGCAGGAGAGATGACTTTGAGGATGTCCGCTATTGTCGATGGGAAGGTCAGTCGGACGATGGTCGCAAGCATGAAGAGCACTTAGGTCACCGTCCTACACCGTGGGAAAATGCCAGTGACATCCAGATTCGATTGGCAGACCGTTTGATTAATGAGCACATCCATATGGTGACTGAAGCATTCTTTCGGTCTAATATGAATGTGTCTGGAGTTGAGACCAGTGACACCAAAAAAGCCTCTTATTGGAGGGATACACTTTCATATTTCTTAGAGCAGAGAATGCTCCCAGAACTTCGTAGAGAAGTAGAATTACTTGCCCAAGAAATGTTTTCTGGTTCACCTGCAATTGGAATTTTGGGAGTCTACTGGCAACAGGAAGTAATCATGCGGATGAAGAAATTTAGCATCCAAGATGTGATTATGATGGTGCAGGAAGCAGGTGGGCAGGAGCAGGATGTTGAAGAATTAATAACTCTTCTTAGAGACCCAGACATGGAAGAACAAGCACTGGCAATAATGGGTCAAGTTTTTGCAGGAGTTAAACCAAAGGTACTTAAAAAGGGATTAAAAGAATTTCGTGAAACTGGAGAGACAAAATTACCTGCTCCAACTCAACATGAGAATCGCCCAAGATTTGTCGCTCATAAGTTATACGATGATATTTTTGTTGATGCGAATTGCACAGAAATTGACCGTGCTCGTGTTATCATGCGAAGGGAATGGTTGAGTGAAACTGAACTTCGTGAAAAAATTATTACCGAGGGATATGATGAATCTTTTGTTGAAGAGGTTTTAGAAAAAGCGGAAGGAGTTTCTGGAGTAGCGGAATACGATTATCGAAATCCCATCCAGATCGGAGTAAATGTTTTGGGTAAGGGAGTCGAGGGAGACTTCGATGGTCTCTATGAAATCTTTACCGCATATCAAAGACAGTACGATGAGGACACGAATGTCCCTGCGATTTATTGCACCGCATTTTCAAGTCATGTGCAGGGTAATTACGGTAAGCACGAAATGCTTGAGTACGGTCATAACCAAATGCCCTTTGTTCTATTTTCTCGTGAACGATTATCACGATCCATTTTTGACTCCAGAGGAATCCCAGAATTAGTTGCCACGAACCAATATGAAGCGAAGGTACAACGAGATTTAAGGAACGATGCGAGTCAAATTAGTGTCATACCACCACTCTTAGTTAATGCTCGCAGAGGAGGTTTGAATTTACTTGTCGCACCTGCATCACAGATGACAATTACTCGTCCAGATGACATCCAGTGGTTGAATCCACCAGTGCCATCACAGGGGAGTATTGAAGCTGAACAGGCAACCATCATGGATGCGGAAAGGTACTTTGGTAATCCAGAGAAACCAGAGGCAAAACAACTGTACCAACAGTGCATGGTCAATCGTTGGTTGGACTCATGGAGAGAGGCTTTATCGCAAGCTTTAAGTCTTTGCCAACAGTATCTGCCTCCAGAATTTGTAGCACGATTAACAGGTGGTGCGGTGGAAGAAATTGCGGTTCAACAGGATGACATTGCAGGACGATATGACCTTTCTTTGAGGTTCTCTGTCGATGTCCTCAATCAAGAGTTCATGGAGAAAAAATTAGATGCGGTAACTAAGCTTACCCAGTTCGATGTTACTGGTGCATTAGACCGTTCCAAGCTACTTGAAATCATTGCGGAATCAATTGATCCAATGCTCGCAAAACAAGTGGTCATGGACAAGCAGAGTGCCTCGCAAAAAGAAATTGAGGATGAGCAATTGAGTTGGGTAAGAATAATGAATGAAATCGAACCACCACCAAAAGAAGGTGTGAATTTTGAACTTCGTTCTCAAGTGGCTCAACAGATTTTACAATCGTCTCAAGAACTTCAACAGAAGATGGTAGAAAAACCACTCGTAAAGCAACTGGCAGACAACCGAATGAAATATTTACAGTTCGGAATTTCCCAACAAGAGAATGCACAAATTGGAAGAGTTGGAGTGAAACCAGTAATGGGAGGACAACAATGATCGGACTGTTTAAACGCAGAGCAACTCT